GGTGATACACCGCAGGTTCTGCCGGGTAAGTACACAGGACATTCTTTGACCCGGCGCTGAAGTTAACTAGGTTTCCGCTATTGGAGGAAGATAAAACTTTATCCCGGCTAAGTGTTGTACCAGAAGCCGTGTACGTTCCAATACCTAACTCCCACTCCGTTGTGCCTACGATGGCATAGTAAGTGGTGTTCCCATCACCAACAGCAGAGAACGATTGAAACCCAGAGACCGCACCGGCTAGGGTTACTGTCCCCGTGCTGGTGGTTGTGGTGGTCTCCTGTACACGGTCTTTAACGACTAATGCCATGATTAAGCAATACGAATAATTGCGTTAGAAGCGTCGTTGGTCGGAAAAATGATGGTGAAGTCGCCATCCGTAGATGTCTTATCAGCACCAAAGTCCAGAACGCAGACCGATGCGTTGGTCAGAGTCGTGTTGGCGTTGCTGTTTGCCGAGGGCGTGGTGTTATAAATCAAAGCGCCACGAGCCGTCACCGATACGTTCGGGAAGGTCAGGTCGGTAAAGTCGCAGAAACCTGTACCAGTGTTAGCGTTGATGTTGGTTGTTCCAACGCCTGTGTTGGTCAGTGCTAGACCGCCAGCCGTGTAGTTAGAACCTGTTGACTCACTGGAAGAAGTATAAGTAGTGGTGTTTGCATCCAATGAGGCAGCGGATGTGTACAGAGCAAGTTTAAACGTGTCTGCTCCTGTGTCGCCTGTTGGGCGGAAATCGTGTACAGCCAACAAAAGTTGGGCTTTAAACGAAGTGGTCATTGCTTGGGTAATCGCCATGTTAGGCTCCTTTATTCATCTAAAATTTTAATTAACTCAGGATATCCAGCATTCCTGAACTTGTTTGCCAGAGTCACTTGGTGTGTCCTGACCATTTCCTGCATATAAAACACCAAAACCTTATTAATCTGATTTCGGAACGCCTCAGCCTGATCTCGAATCGCAGGGTGCGTCTGAGACCCAACAGAGATGATTTTGTCGGTAGCACGTTCAGCCATTTCTTCAGGCGTAAATCCACGCCCCTGCGTGGTTAGGACTTTGACTTGACTGCCCCCTAAGAGGAAGGCTACTTCGCTCATGCTTGTCATTAACTTAGCCTTATAAGTGCTGAACTAGAATTATTCTCAGGGAACGTCACAGTAAATGTCAGATTAGAAGTCTTGTCTGAACCAAAATCTAAAACACAAATCGCTGTACCACCCTGCTTGTAGATCAATCCACCACGGGCTGTAATGGCTGCATTCCATGAGGTATTAGCAAAGTCTACGTATGACACGCCGTCAGTCCCAAGGGTTACGGTTGGGGTGAGCGTATTGCCACCAGCCGAATACCCAGAAACCACCACTTCGCCAGTAGTCGTATAGGCGGTAGTGGACGCATTTAATGTGGCTGTATTGTCATACAGGGCCATCTTAATGGTGTCAACCAAAAAGTCCACGTCGCCCTTAAACAGGGCTTCTTTAAATGTGTCGCAAGTAAAATTTCCTTGGAAAGCCATTATTTCACCGGATACCTTGCCTGTTCAGTACGATACATATCTTGACGGTTCTTGCCTTCGCCCAACTGTTTCAGCATAGCAAGCGCCTCATTGTACCGCGCTATGTAGTTGGAATTGACATCCTGCTCGCCCTTCATGAACGTATACGCCTCCAGAAGCGCCCCATAAAGCAGTGCCTGCGGAAACTTTGTGCTCAACCAAGTTGTATTGGTGACGCTGGTCGAAACAATTGATATCGGGTAATAAAAATAGTGTAACTCCATTGAATAAGCAGCGTCTGGAGTTGGGCCAAGGATGTACGAGTTCTGGTCAAAAATTGCATAGTGGGTAGGCATTGCCTGATAACTAGGGTCAGGAAATGCCTCACGGATGTACTCAACGTCCTTATTAAGCAAGAAGTACTGAACCCCGGTTGCGTCAATAACTGACAAGGAAAAATTTGCCAGCCAGTCTGATGGGACACTCAAGTACTTATTGCCGATTGTGACATTTCCCGTCACGTTCTTACGAAGGTCGGGGATCTGAACCGAGTTAAATATCCGATACTCTGCCTGCTCGATAAACGTATCAATCTGCGTCTTCGTAAGGAAACTTGTCGAAGAAACAGTGGTAACAGGGACTGGGGGGTTTCCCGTAGTCCCGCCAGTAGGAGTATTGACTACCGTGTCCGGGAAGTCATTCTCACAGTACGCCTGAATGGTCTGAAACAGAGTAGCGTAGTCCACCGCTTATCCCATCTTTTTGCTATGGCCTGTACCTTTAGTCGCAGCCCCAGTACCGCGAGTCTTCTGGGTTTGCGTGTTAGGCACGTTATTTGGGTACCCGTTGTTATTGGGCGTAATTGGTATTTGTTTAACTGGCGTATCCATATTAGATCCCCGTTTTGCGAACCATTGACATAGGCTTCTTCTGGTTAGCAATCTTTGCCAGATTACGACCCATAGCCTTCATTTGAGCGTTTGTTTTTCCGCCCTTAGCCAACTTCTTGACATTGGCATCCGGGTGAGCCTTGGCGCCCTTCTTAGCCATATGTGCCTTCAATGCTGCCTTCATATCCATTTTAAACTCCTTAAGTGGTTGTTATTGTTACCGTACCTAACGCAATACCCAAAACAAGGTTGTTGGGCGTTAAAGCGTCGTCATTTGCCCTTGCACCGCCAACAGGATTCCAGCCCCATTGGATAATTCTACTGCCTCCAGAGGGTAATCCAAAGGCATCCACATCTTCATTTGGCGCCGTTAATGGATCTGTTTGAATACCTGTAAGTCCAGCCTGAAGATACGAATTGTCCCGACGGGGGTTCTGCAAAGCCTGCGGATCGTAAACCGGGTACATACCCAATTGCAACTGGGGCTGATCCGGCTCCCAGCAGGTGGGGCAAACTAGCAAATTGATGTTCTTGGTCTTGATGACCAATTTCTTCAATTCTTTGAGTTTGTACCGAAATCCACATCTATCGCACTCCGCTATCGCTTTTTTGCCAGTGGCAAACTTTGGGCCAGACATAGTTCACCTTAGTAGAAATACTGCCGAGGGGATAACCTCAAAGACGCCTTCTCCCGGTCTTCGCTTGACCCTAGTGCCCATTGTTCCTCATAAGACGCCTTTAGCATATCGATCCTAGTCTCTGCCCCCGGAATCTTCAAGGACAGGTAATAGGCCAATCCAGCGGCCATACAAGGGATCATACGGAAAGGGATGTCCTCAGTGTTAATACCATTACCAGCGTCTTGAATCCGGCGCAACCGCCAGTAAACGAAAGAATAAAAGTTAGACTGATCCGGGGAGGGCCAAACACATATATTTGGCAGGTTCCGTACCGTAACCGCAGCCCCTGTTAGGTGAGCCGCAGCAGTGCTGTTATCTACTCCACGTACACAGTTTTGTAGGGTATTCCCTGATATCTCGTTATATCCGATAGTCTCTGACCCGACTTTTATGAACCCAACATAGTTCAAACCCACTACAGAACTAAGAGTGATGGTGGTTGCAGAAGACGAAATCCCGCCGTTTAGCGTGATCGAGGTGGCATTTTCAGCCCCACTCTGGCGGTCAATCCATACCTGAATCGGCCTGCCTTGAGCGTTCTTATTGGGGATCGTAGAGTAGGTGCTGCTAGAAATCCGGTTGATATTGATGTCGGTCTGGTCAATACCCGTCTGGGTACGCACCACCATGTCCATCAGGTCAATTGTGTCATTGGGTAGGGCATAGGTAATCTGAGCCTGATTTAAAGGAATAGATCCCTGCTCGATAGTCCAAAGGTTAATACCCCGGTTAGCCCACTCAATCGTCAAAAGGTTTAGGCTACGACGTGCTGTACGCATATCGTAACCAGTGCGTAACTCAGTGCCACAACGCTCAAAAGCCTCTTCTACGAGGTTATTGAGGTCTAGGTTAAACGCTGTGGTTCCTGTGGTAGCCATTATTTTATTTTCCTATGCGGAGCAACTTTTTTAGCCACGCCTTTAGGTTGAGCAACAAACTGCTTTCCGGCTGCTTTACCGGCTCTTTTGGCTTTCGTGGTCGCGGCGTACTCTTGCGGGGAGAGCGCTTTGATGGCGCTGGCCGGGAGGTATCTTTCCCCTGTAGCCTGCGATCCTTGCGTAGAAGGTTTGCCACTTTTAGTTCTCCACTTTTGTTGAGTCCATGCCTTCAGACT